GTTACCTTGACATGTGCCTGAGTTGTTTAAAGACTGTTAAGGATGATATTCTCTATAAAGATAGAGTAGACTTACTAAGTAGTTCTGATATAGATGATCTTAATATCTATTTAGATGATTATAACTTTAATGATTATAACTAATATGATTATATTATTAATAGTTATTGTTATTATAGTTATATGTATTAAAGAAACAATAAAGCCTAGATAGATATTATACACGAGAAAGAATCATGAGTCAATTTATAAAACATATAGCCTGTGAGAAGTGTGGTAGCTCTGATGCTAATGCACTCTTCGATGACGGGCATACCTATTGCTATGCTTGTCTCACCTATGTTGCTGGTGATGGTGAAGCAACGGTAAGCAATAGCCCTAAGAAAGAATTAAACCTACGAGGCACTGTCCAGTCTATTCCTGATCGGGGAATTACTTCAGCGACGTGCCAGTACTACGGAGTTACCTCTGATGACTCTTCACAAGTGTATCCTTACACGAATAGTGAAGGAGCTATCATCGCTTCTAAAATTCGCTCTGTGGCTGACAAAACCTTTTCGATTGCTGGTGACTGGAAAGGCTCTGTGCTCTTCGGTCAATGCCTCTTCCCTAAAGGGGGTAAGACTGTAACGATTCATGAAGGTGAGCTAGACGCACTAGCAGGCTTTCAGATGAGTGGTAGTAAGTATCCTAACGTATCCATCCGCAACGGTGCTCAATCGGCCTTAAAAGATGTTAAACAGGCCTATGAATGGTTAACTACATTCGAGGAGATCTACATCTGCTTTGATGCTGATGAACCAGGACAGAAGGCTGCGAGTGAAGTTGCAGAAGTGCTAGGTAGTAAATGTAAAATCGTTAAACACTTAAATGGTTACAAGGATGCTTGTGATTATTTGAAAGCAGGCAAAGGAGCTGAGTATGTTAAACAATGGTGGGCAGCAGAAAACTGGACTCCTGATGGTATCGTTGCTGGATCGACACTCTGGGAAGAGGTCAATCGTCCAGTTGAAAAGTCTTCAGCCATATATCCTTGGCCTGGAGTTAATGAACTCACCTACGGAATTCGCCCTGCAGAGCTTATTACAGTCACTGCTGGATCGGGACTTGGTAAGTCTCAGTTCCTTAGAGAAATCCTTTGGCACTTGATTAAGACTACTGACCAAAACATTGGCTTGATGTTCATGGAAGAGTCAGTGCGTAAGACTGCACGAGGCATTATGTCCTTGTACTTGAATAAGCCGTTACATTTACCTGACACTGACGTATCTGAATTGGAGCTAAAAAATGCCTTTGATATTACCTTGGGTACTGACAGACTTTTCTTTTGGGATAATTTCGGGAGTACTGATATTGATAACGTTGTTAACCGCATTCGTTATTTCGCTAAAGCAGCAGACTGCAAGTATGTTTTTCTTGACCATATTTCTATGGTTGTTTCTGCTCAGTCTAATGGCGATGAGCGTAAGAGTATCGATGAGTTGATGACTAAGCTGCGTATGCTTGTGCAAGAGACTGGGATTAGTTTGATTGCAGTATCACACCTCAAGCGTCCAGAGAGTAAAGGTCACGAGGAAGGAGCTGCAACGTCCTTGTCACAGTTACGTGGCTCAGGTGCTATTGCTCAGTTATCCGACATCGTGATTGGCTTGGTTCGTAACGCACAAGCTGAAGACCCTATTGAGCGTAACACCACAAGAGTCAGTATTTTAAAGAATCGTTTCAGTGGTCTGACCAGTCCTCACTGTGCGAGTCTTTTGTATAACAAGGACACTGGTCGTATGTTAGAAATTCAGGAGGAGCTATGAACAATGAACCAGTAGCGTGGATGCAAGTTCACCATGAAGATGGCAAACCTACAAAATTTAGTAAGGTACAAACATGGGAAGATGATATTCCACTCTACACTCATCCAGCAAAAACACTAACACCATTAACCGATGACGAATGTGAAGCAATCATCAATCGCCACGATTGGTTTTCAAAGTCTTGGCGTGAAATGGCAAAAGAAATCCATGATGCAATACTAAGAAAGGCACAAGAGAAATGACCAATAAGCCACATATTTGGATGGACAATCTGGGAACCCAGTTTACCAATGAGGCATATAAAAAACTGGACAAATCACTAAAAGAGGGATTGTTTCCTTTATACAAACACCCTGCCAAAACACTAACAGATGCAGAAATACGCACCATTCAGGATATGTGCCACTTGAAAAATGTTGGCTATAACACTTTTATTATGCGTTTTGCTAGAGCAATATTAAGAAAGGCACAAGAGAAATGAGAGACGGAGGAAAAGGCGATAAGCCAAGACCATTTACAGATAAGGAACAGTTTGACAAGAACTGGGACGAAATCTTTAACAAGAACTTGAATAAAGAGAAAAAGAAGGACATCGAGGTATCTTTAGATATTGAGAACGATTCTCAACAAGTTACTGTAACGAAGACGTGGAAGTTTTAATGAAGTTCTTTAAAGTTATCTTTACAATCCTTGGAATTATCTTTACAATAAACTTAGCAGATGTTTTAGTGCAACACAATATCAGGCAGTCTGTGTATGCTTGTGAGGAAGTAACAGACCAAGACCCTATTGATGTACAAAAGATGTGTAACCGAAGATGGAGAAGAAAATGAGAAATGTTATAACAATGTTATTACTGATGATTTCAACGGCAGTGTATGCTGATTCAATCAGTTTTATTTATGATTCTAATGGTAATGCAGCAGGAACTGTGTTAACATTCGGTTCACTGCCTGCAACAATTTATAACCCTAATCCAGGATACTAATGAAGACTTTGGTTCTCGATATTGAAACTAACTTAGCACACGATAAGATTTGGTGCTGTGTTACTTTACATCGTGAGACTAATGAGATTAAAGTCTGGAAAGACAAGGAAGGTTTAAATGAATATTTACGAGATGCAGATACCATTGTGGGTCATAATCTTATCGCCTTTGATGCCACTGTTCTTAATCGTGTGTGGAACACTAAAATCAGGGCTTCCCAGTGTGCTGATACTCTCCTTCTTTCTAGGCTCAGTAATTCTGCTCGTGATGGCGGTCACTCACTAGATGCTTGGGGCAAAGCTACAGGCCTTGATAAGATTGAGTTCAGCGACTTTGACGGTGGTCTTACTGAAGAGATGGTTACTTATTGCATTCGAGATGTGGAGTTGACTAGTAAGGTCTATGACATCTTAGCTGCAGAGATCACCAAGAATAAGATTAGTCCTCAAGCAGTTAAACTAGAGTATGAGGTTCAAGTTATTTTATCGGAGATGGAAAAGAATGGCTTCAAACTTGATGTGCCCTATGCACAGACGTTACTATGTGAGATTAAGACCGAGATGGCAAGTATCGAGGAAGCGTTACAGGAAATATTCCCACCGATTGTTACGGAGCGTGTATCTGACAAGACTGGGAAGCGACTTAAGGACGATGTGGAAGTTTTCAATGTCGGATCTCGTCAACAAATTGCCAAGCGTTTGGTTTCCAAGGGCTGGGTTCCAAGTAAGAAAACTGAAAAGGGACAGATTATTGTTGACGAAGCGGTCTTGGAAGAAATTGATATTCCAGAAGCGAAGCCTATTGCGAGATACCTCACGTTACAAAAAAGAGCATCACAGTTAGATTCATGGTTGGAACACTTAGGAGAGGATGGTAGAGTACATGGTAAAGTTATTGGTTTTGGTGCTGTCACTGGTAGAGCTACTCATTCTAGCCCTAATATGGCACAAGTCCCTGCAACTAGGGCAACACTTGGAAAAGAGTTTAGGTCGTGCTGGACGGTTGAGAATGGAAACGTATTGGTGGGTGTCGATCTTAGTGGTATCGAACTTCGATGCTTTGCTCATTACCTTGATGATAAGGAATACATAGATGAGACAGTCAACGGTGATGTCCACACTAGAAATCAGCAAGCATTCGGGGTTGAATCGAGAGACCTTGCGAAGACTGTCTTGTATGCGACTCTCTACGGAGCATCCTCAGCCAAGATCGCTAAAGTTATTGGTAAGTCTCCAAAAGAAGGAGCCAACATTATCAGTAACTTCTGTAGAGCAGTACCAGCGTACGAGAGGCTTAAATCGAAAGTTGAAAGGATTGCTGAGAAAGGAAGGCTACCTGGCCTTGGTGGTTATCAGCTTACGGTCAGGTCGGCCCATTCGTCGCTTAACACGCTCTTACAAAGTGCAGGGGCTATCATCAGTAAACAGTGGCTTGTTCAAATCAAAAAGAATTTAAAGGCCGAGGGAATTCCCTATAAGCTAGTTGCATGGATTCATGACGAGGTTCAGATTGAATGTCCTGCAGAGTATGGGGACAGAGTCGGAGAAGTGGTTGTTCACTCTGCTGCAGAAGCAGGCGAGATATTACAGTTCCGTTGTCCAGTAGGGGCTGAATATGGTGTTGCGAAAAACTGGGCAGGTTCTCATTAATTGTGGTATAATAGTAGTTCTAAGACAGAAAGGATGTATATGAGTAATTTTAAACCTATTACCGTAGAAGGTACGATTCACTGGGCATTCCTAGACCGCATGCCTGAGCAAGGAAGTAAGTATCAAGCTGATGTTTGCAATCTTTCGGACAAGGCCGTTAAAGCCTTAGAAGAGTTCGGTGTAAAGATTAAGAACAAAGGTGACTCACGAGGGAATTATGTTACTGGAAAGTCTACAAAGGAAATCATCCCTTTGACTCCTGAAGGTAAACCATTTGACCTCAAAGGTGCATTGGTAGGTAACGGCACTAAAGCCAAAGTAGTTCTAGGCTTCTATAGCCATGCGTACACTGCCAAGTATGGTACAGGTGTTGGACTCAATCGATTGACTATTACAGACTTCATTCCTTACGGTGGAAGTGCTGAAACAGTTGAAGAGTTGGACGACGTACTATAATGCACGTCCTCATTGATGGTGACATTATCGGGTATCGAATCGGTTTCTCTACTGAAGAAGAGAACGAGAAGATTGTTGTCTCACGAGTTGCCACCTTCCTTGAGACTATGCTCTGGGAGGATCTCGATGCTGAGACCTACCAGGGCTACTTAACTGGTAAGGATAACTTTCGTAATGACATCGCAAGAACTGCTCCGTATAAGGGAAATCGCACAGCACCTAAGCCTAAGCATCTCCAGCTTATTCGAGACTATCTTGTCTCCGCATGGGACTTCCAAGTCTCTGTCGGGCAAGAAGCAGACGATTCGATTGCGATAGAACATACAGCAAGGAATTATGAGAGCGTCATTGCAAGTATTGACAAAGACTTCCTGCAGCTTCGTGGTAATCACTGGAACTTTGTTAAGAAAGAAATGACTTTTGTAACAGAAGAAGAAGCAATTAAAAACTTTTATAGGCAGGTACTGACAGGTGACAGAGTTGATAACATCATTGGCCTCAAGGGTATCGGCCCTGTTAAGGCTGACAAAATCCTCGCCCACTGTGAAGGTGAAGCAGCAATGTATTCTGCTTGTGTCGAAGCATACGGTGGCGAAGCAGAACGAACAATCGAAAACTGCAGATTGCTATGGCTTAGAAGAGAAGCCAACCAGCTCTGGCAGCCTCCCACCGAAGGGTTATAAATGAACGATATTCGATTTCTTGAAATAGGAACAAGTCTTTCTGAAGGTACAGAAGTTAAGCATGTTATGCGTTTTTATCCTGAAATTATAAAGAAAACAGAATCTAATTCTTTATCTATTCAAATAACATTTAATGAACTTCAACTTTGGTATGATAATTGTGCAGAAGAATTGGAGCAAGTATGATTTTATTATTAAACAATCACGGTCATCCAGACGAAAGGTTCAATGAATATGTTCAGAGAGCTTCTCAATTCTATGCTGAGCAGTTATTCCCTAAACAGCTCCTCCGACATCTTGTGGTGTCTGTTAAGTTTAACAAGCATTTGGATGCTTATGGATATGCAAGCATCGAGAAAAGAAATACTAAAGGACAGGCAAGGGAATTCTTAATTGAATTACATCCCTACATTTCAGGTAAAGAGATTTTAAAAGCATTAGCACATGAATTTGTGCATGTTAAGCAATATGTATATGGAGAGTTAAATGAGTCGCAAACAGAATGGCAAGGTGAACCCATCGACAGTGATGCAATGGACTATTATGAACTGCCTTGGGAAAGAGAAGCGTTTGGCAGAGAAGCAGGACTATTTACCAACTTTGCTAAAAAAGAATCTTTATGGAATGTCTTTGAAGATGTCTACAATCCTGACACCCCTGTCCAACCTGTTCCGATAGGCTGGTTACATGAAGACAAGTTCAGCAAAACAAAAAGGCCGACTGTTGCAGCAAGTGACACGAGATTTGATACTGAAAAGTTTCCCAACATTGACCGAAAGGGACGTGAAGAGCACAAGCATGGGAGCACAGGGAGAGGACGTTCAACTATCGGAAGCTGGCTTAAAAAGCTTTCCTTATGGAATAGAATGTAAGAACCTAGCAAAGATAGCAGTCTATAAGTTTTACGAGCAAGCAACAACACACAGCAGTGCAGAGCCTTTAGTAGTAATCAAGCAAAACAGAAGTAAGCCTTTAGCCATAGTAGATTTAGAACATTTTGTAAATTTAGTAGCAGAGTTAGATAATCTAAAAATACTATATGGTAAACAAGTATGTATAACAGAAAAGTTAGAAAAGGAAAAGAAATGAAAAACAGGTTTGATTTAGAGAATGACATCATGAATGTTTGGGCTGTTAAAGACCATCTTGATAAAGTAATTTGGCGTATGATGGATCATCCTGAAGTAATGTCAGAAGACCAAGTTTGGAATCATTTAGAAGCAGTAAAGAATAACATTGATTTACATTGCGAAGCTTTGATGGATACATTCTGCCAAGTATTTCAACTTAATGAATATGCAACACAAGAGATGAAGGATTTACGTCAGCAAGTTCTTAATGGTTTAACTAAGAAAGCTGATAAAGAAGACGCTGATAAGGCGTGGGAAGAAATGGGTTTACCTGAGTTTCCTGTAAAAAGAAAAGGTAAAGCTAAATGAAGATACTATTACTTGATATTGAGTCCTCACCGAACGTAGCACACGTCTGGGGTCTTTGGCAACAGAACGTTGGAATCAATCAACTAATGGAATCTTCTTATGTATTATGCTGGGCTGCTAAGTGGCTTGGCGAAGATGAAATCTTTTTTGATTCCGTCCATCAATCAAAACCTAAGAAGATGCTGAAAGGAATCTATGACCTTCTCGACTCTGCAGACGCAGTCATTCATTATAACGGTACTAAGTTTGACATTCCTACTCTTAACAAGGAATTCTTACTACATAGTTATGCTCCACCATCGCCTTATAAACAGATTGATCTTCTGCGTGTTGCTCGTAGCCAGTTCCGTTTTCCTAGTAACAAGCTGGACTACGTAGCTCAACGATTAGGACTTGGAAGCAAGCAAGAGCACGAAGGACACGACTTGTGGGTCAAGTGCATGAACGGAGATAAAGATGCTTGGAAACGTATGGAATCGTATAACATTCAAGATGTCGTTTTGCTTGAATCTTTGTATTGCCGTCTTCTTCCATGGATCAAATCTCATCCTAATCATAATCTTTATGCCGATAGTACTGTGTGCCCCACCTGTGCTGGGCATAGATTACAAAAGCGTGGCACTGCTGTCTCGTCTACTGGAACTTATCAACGGTATCAGTGCAGAGATTGCGGAAGCTGGTCTCAGGGTACAAAGTCGATCAAAGCATCAGTAGAGGTAAAGCATGCAGTGTAGTATTCATAACACAACTTTCCATGCTTTCTGTCCTGATTGCATGGAACAGAGTAGTACAAAGTTTGGAGCAGGTCATACTGATTCTTACTATCCTCCTGGTGCAGGTACTGGCTATGATTGGAATAAGAAACCTGATATGGTAAACTCTCCTGCTCATTACACCAAAGGAGACATTGAGTGTATTGATGCGATTGCTGAAGCAGTTAAGCAACTCAGAGGCATGGAAGCAATGTGTACAGGTAATGCTATTAAATACTTGTGGCGTTGGAGATACAAAAACGGTACTGAAGATTTAAAGAAAGCTGTATGGTACATCCAAAGGATGATTGATGAGTTTGACACTAACTGACATCATCTATCGTTTCAAGCAGCTCGATGAGTTCGATGCAGTGGATGCTTTAGGCATTACTACAGAAGACTTAGCAGAAAGATTTGCTGATATAATAGAAGATAAATTTGATTTTTTTGAACAACTACTAGGAGATGATAATGAGTGATAAAAAACCACTGCACGATATGGGGCCTCCCATAAAGGACGAGATACCTGGATTGCGAGACTTCTTCGCTACGTCAGTACTTTCAGGTGCAATATCAGCAGCAGGAGTCCCTGCCAGTGATGATGAAGAATACTGTACTTTTATGGCAGAGTTTTGCTATAAAATGGCAGATGCAATGATGATGGAAAAATATAAGAAAAACACAAGACACTAAGGATATAAATGTACAACACCCCTTTTAGCACCGTAGGATATATTACCTATAAAAGAACCTATGCACGTCGCTTAGACGAGGCAGACATCACCAGCAAGACAGAAGAGTTTCCTCAAACTGTTGAGCGTGTAATCAAAGCAGCAAACGAGCAGTTAGGTTGTGGTTTTACCGAAGCAGAGCAAGAACGTCTTCGTAAGTATTTAATGGAATTAAAAGGCACTGTAGCAGGTCGCTTCTTGTGGCAGTTAGGTACAGACACTGTAGGCAAATTAGGTCTTGCTTCATTACAGAACTGTGCCTTCACTGTTATTGATGATCCTGTACGTCCTTTCACTTGGGCTATGGACTTATTGATGTTAGGTTCAGGCGTTGGTTATAACATTCAAAGGAAAAACGTTGAGAAACTTCCTGAAGTCAATATTAATTTTACCGCCCCTACTCGTTTGGATACTGCTGATGCAGACTTTATTGTTCCTGATTCGAGGGAAGGCTGGGTCAGTCTCCTTGGCAAAACGCTCAAAGCAGCGTTCTTAAGCGACAAGAAACCTACCTTTACTTACTCCACAGTATTAGTACGTGGTCGTGGTGCTGCTATCAAAGGCTTTGGAGGCACTGCATCAGGCCCTGAAGACCTCTGTGATGGTATCGCTAAGGTAAGTACTATCCTTGAGAAACGTGCAGGCAAGAAGCTACGTCCTATTGACTGCTTGGACATTATGAATATTATTGGTGCAATCGTTGTAGCAGGTAACGTACGACGATCAGCACAGATTGCTATTGGAGACGCAGACGATGTTGAGTATCTTCTTGCAAAACGCTGGGATATGGGAAATATTCCTTCTTGGCGAGCTATGTCTAACAACTCTGTTGTTTGTAACGATATTAAAGATTTGCATGAATACTTCTGGGACGGCTATGAAGGCAAAGGTGAGCCGTATGGCCTTATCAACTTGCGTCTTTCTCGAAAGATCGGCAGGCTGGGTGATACTAATTATCCTGATCCAGATGTGCAGGGTTATAATCCTTGTGCTGAGCAGTCTTTGGCTGCTTTTGAAACCTGTTGTTTAGCCGAAGTTTATTTATCTAACATTACCTCTAAAAAAGAGTTCATTGATGTCTGTACACTCCTTTATCGCATTAACAAGCATAGTCTTTCTCTTCCTTGCCATCTACAGGAAACAGCCGATATTGTCCATAAAAATATGCGTATGGGTATTGGCGTTACTGGAGTTCTCCAAGCTAGTGATGAACAACGCTCTTGGTTGAAAGAAGCCTACGAAGAATTACGTAAGTTTGATAAAGAGTATTCTGCTAAGCATGGCTTCCCTGAGTCTATCAAGCTCACTACAGTTAAGCCGTCAGGTACATTGTCTTTGTTGCCAGGTGTAACTTCAGGTTGCCATCCTGCTTACAGTCACTACATGATTCGTCGTATTCGTATCGCTGCAGATCACAGCTTAGTGCAAGTCTGTCGTGAGCATGGATACCCTGTAGAGTTCCAGCGTAACTTTGATGGTACTGATGACCATAGCACAATGGTAGTATCTTTCCCATTTGCTTATCCTGAAGGTACTAAGATTGCTGCAGAGATGACTGCTATTGACCAATTAGAAGTAGTTAAATGGTTGCAAGAGAATTGGTCAGACAATAGCGTTAGCTGTACTGTGTACTACAAGAAGGAAGAGTTGCCAGAGATTAAGAAGTACTTGGCAAAGAACTATAAGAACAATCATAAGTCACTTTCGTTCTTGCTTCATAATGAACACGGCTTCCAACAAGCCCCATTAGAAGAGATTACAAAAGAAGCCTATGATGCTTTAGTTGCTAGTACACGTTTGATTACCAAAGTGGAAGATGCTTCCTTTGAAGGTGATTTAGAGTGTGCTGGTGGTGTATGTCCTGTGAAGTAAGTCCATGGGACTGTCCACCACTAAACCTGTGGAATTGGAACCTTGCTTGGAGATGGAAGTCAAATCTCCTTGCAACGGTATCTGTACCCTCGACATACAAGACGTATGTAAAGGATGCAAACGAACCAGGCAGGAACTTTCTAAATGGTATGTTATGTCCAACAAACAGAAGTTAGATATTTTAGATAGGATAAAAAATGATAGATAAACAGGATTTTATGCTTGGCATGAAGCGACTTAACGAAGTGCTAAACATGGCTGATCAGGTTCAACCATTGATTATGCAACGTTGTATGGAAGAGGCTAAGTCTTTTGAAGAGATGGATGCTGTACAGTTTATGGTTCTATGGCACGATTTAGTTAAACTGTTACAGCCTTTGAATGATAAGTTCTTAGAGATTCAGACCTTACCTATGTTTAGAGAGTTGCAGCCTCCTGGCAATCCAGAATAGTTTCTCGGTAGTTGTACTTTATGGCCCTCTTCGGAGGGTCTTTTTTTGTGTAGTATATTACACAATTATTGTAAAGTTAAAACTAATGATTGTAAAGTTATAGCTTACTAATTGTAAAGTTAAGGTGAGGGGTTACAAGCCACGCCTGCCAGTTCGTTGCACCTTGGCTAGAAAGACGGAAAATCACCAAGTTCTTGATGCCCTCGTGCCGTCTTGACTTATTTTAAAGTTAATTGCTCTTTAACGAAATCTTGGAGGGAGACGAGCTGTTGAGTGGTATTGGCACACTGTAAAGCAAATACAGGGTCTGTGGTGAAGCCATTAATTCTGACGAGGGTGTCGCTGGGGGTGGACAAGGAGCTGCCACCATCGACGTGCACCCCATCATACACAGTGTGCAGACGAGCAAGCTGATTCTTATAATCATTAGTAATCCTATCCGTAGTTATCTTTTGTTGTTCAATGATTTCTTTTGTTTTCGCTTCTTGGATATCTGCCTGTTGTCTAACCACATGTTGAAACTCGACGAGTCTCTTATGCTCACGACTATAGCCAAGATAATAACAAAAGCCCAGCAGTAATACACAAATTCCCATCTTGACATAGTTAAGCACCGATATAGGAAACATTATCTTTCATCCAATGGTTTAGTAGTTGTGGCTCTTAAATAACTAATCACAATACCAATGATGAACATAGAGACGCTATAGATTTTAGGATCTATCAAGTCTTGAATGTACGTAGAGTTATCAGAGATAGCACCAAGTAAAAACAATATGGCAGAGAACCACATAGTTCTCGAACGCCACATGCCATGAAGCCTACGTCTCATTTTTTCATCTTTTTCTTAGCAGCCATCTTTCCAGACTTAGACATGCTAGGCTTAGATTTACCTGCCTTAGAAAGAGCAATCGCTACAGCTTGCTTCTGTGGCTTACCTGCAGCCATTTCAGTTTTGATGTTTTTAGATACGGTCTTTTTAGAACTTCCAGTTTTTAACGGCATAATTTATCCTTTGTAAATATTATGAAGAAAGCAGTCTTGCTCAGCAAACCTGCGTTTAAGAATACTGTCACTATGTTTACCACCTGCCATGCACCACTTAGGAAACTCTTTTGCAGCAGCTTCAATGTTTCCTTGTTTAATAAACTTAAGCAGTGTAGAACGTTCAAAAGCTGCACAACCTAAGTTGTAAGTAAAAGAGACAAGAGCATCGAATTGATTTTGGGTTAAATCAGGGCAGTTGTTATTAACACAGTTTTCTGCTGTCCCTAAATCTTTTTGCAGCAAGGAAGTAGCTTGTCCCATCGTAATAGGACTTCCTTCTACACAGCCATCACCAGGTACAATTAAGTGTCCATAACCTACTGTCAGCTTATCTGCTATGTCATGGTAAGGCATACTACGGAAACCTTCGAACGTTTTAATCTGTTCAATACCGTGATAAGAAGTTTTCATGTTGCTTGAGTTTGTGCTGTTAATATACCATTAGTAAATGTCATACTACCATTTGTACCGCCTACAGTTAACTTAGCAGTAGTAATAGTGTGTGTAATACCATTAGAAGGCAGCACTACAGTACCTGTAATGGAGCCTCCAGTAATGGCAACAGAGTTACTATTTTGAGTACCTAAAGTACCAATACCTAAATTCTGACGAGCACCTGCAGCACTGTTAGCACCTGTACCACCTTGTAGAATAGTTAACACCACTCCGCCTACTTGAGTCTGCTGAATATAACTACCTAAGTTTAAGAACCAGTTTCTCCAACGAGGGTTCTCTTCGATAGGGTCTTGAGGTATCGGAGGTAAATTATTAGCATTAGTCGTTGCCACATTCTACTCCTTCAGCGTAACCTGCAGCTTGCAAGTCTGGTAAACACTTTTGTACTTTCTCACCAATGTCTGTACGGTAAGCAATAGAGTTAGGAATCTCAATCTTCTTTTTAATAGTGCCGTAAACCTTTTCACGAGCATCCTCAATAGAATCACCTAAGCCTACTACTGTGCACACATAGTCACCAGCAGTAACAAACATAGGCTCATTCATCTTAAGCTTACCATCAATCATTGCAGGGCCTTTGCCCCACTGTACTTCACACAAGTGAACATCAGTAACAGCATCGTCCATATCAATACCCCAAATAGGATAGTTAGAGTTCTCTTTTTTGGTAATATGACTAAACGGATAGTCAGGAATAGTTACTACAACACCTGCAGCAATCTTATCTGATACCTTGAGAGTGTCTTCACCGTTAATAAGATCTAACATCCACTGAGCAGGATCGCCTTTGTGCAGGCTTAACTGAATGTTAAATAAAGGCCATCCTGGACGCATTGTGAACTCTAAAGGCCATGCCTGCCCCGACTTATCAACAATACAATTAACATCAATATAACCAGTGTATCCCAATCCATGTAGCATGTCCTCTAATGGTTTAAGCATCTCATCTGCAAGCTTAGATTCTTGGGTATAACGAACAATAGTACCTTGCTCGCCTGTAGTAACACCAAGCTCACCATCCATTAATTTCTTGTGTTCCCAAGACTCACAGAAATGTTTAGAGAAACCACCAGGACCAAACCAACCACCTACACCAAACTCAATGCCTGGACGGAACTCTTGAAGGATAAACTTACCCTTAAAGGAATTCTTTTTCTTCCAACGCATGAGCATGTAGATCATATCAGCAGCCGACTTAGCAACATACGACAACGTTTTGTCACCATCACCAATCGGCTTAGACACAAACCTGCGAGGGTTTTCAGTAACAAACTTGATAGCATCATCGTAGTTCTCAAAGGTACGGCTAGGAATAGTTTTAATTCCTGCAAGGTTTAGAATCTTCTCACCATGGTCACGTTCTTGTTCCCAACGATTAGTATCAATAGAAGGGCCAAAGATAGGATAACCTTTATCACGATAACGCTCTAAGGCATGAATATAAAATAGGTTATCTGTGCAGAACACAAGGTCTGCCCAGTTCATGTGATCTTCCCAGTTGCTTACACGCTTAACAAGACCACCATCACCTACTTCAGAACGGCTACCGTCTTTGTTATGACGAATAAACATCTTAACTTCGTGTCCATAGTTTTGACTACGAAGTGCAAAGGAAAGACCACAACCACAGCCTGATTGGTCAATGATTAATATTTTCATTGTTCTTCTTTTCTACGTAACTTTTGACGAGCTTTGAGTTTACGAGCTTGGATCTTTTTAGCAAGTTCTTTACGCTTCTTATCAGCTTCAGTCTCTTGTTCAATATCCAACTGTGCTAGAGCAAACTTGCTTACAGGCTTTTTACCTTGAGCAAGGTCTACAGCACCTCCCATCGGCAACTGTTTACCTAAGTAATACTTAGCAGTGTCCTTAGCTTGATTATACATTGTATCGCCTTGAGTTCTAATCTCTTTTCCTGTATACCAATCTTTACCAGTAGCTATACTAGCTGCAGTAGTTAAACCAGGAGAAGGAGTTACCAAACTAGATACAACAGCTTCAGGACGTTTTTCACCAGCAGCCACAGAGCCTAGAGCAGACAACAAGTGGAAACCACCAGCACGTCTGACTTTAACATCATCACCAAAGACTGCCTGATACATCTTATCAACCAAAGGATAAAGAATAAACAAACCTGCAGCATAGGCTGCCATGTGGTCTAAGCCTTCTAAACGCTTGCCTTGAGTACCTAAGTCTTTAACAGCTTCAGAAATAGCTTTAACCATACCATAGTGGTAACGGCTAAACACTGTTAAAGCTCTGTCTTGCATTAAAGTACTTACAGCACGGCCTGCAATGTTATCCATACCGACACGAGAAGGTAGACGGTAATTAGGCATGAACTTCTCTACTTGAGCAATAGCAGTACGCATGTCTTCACCGTAGCGACCCATACGTTCTTTAATCATGCTAGTGTAGAGAGCATCACGAGTAGTCCACATTACTGTGTTAGACTTCTCAGAAATCTTGTTCAACAAGTCTGTAGCTTTCATACCGATAGAAGCAGCTAAGTCTTTAATGCTGCCGTTCTTATCAGCAATCTTTAGCTCTTCTCTGAACATCTTTTGCATCCAGTTATCATTACGTAGACGCATAGACATTAAAGCACCACCGCTACGAGCCAGTTCAAGCTGGAAAGCATCTTGCTCTAATACAGACTTAAAGGACTCAGGCATGTTAGCAAGCTCAGCTAAGCCTCTAGGATTTACCCAGCCTGAGAAGAGACCACGACCTACGAAGTAGTGAGCTACCTCGTTACCGATGTGTGGAATAGGGTTAAGCATGAATGACTTAACAGCTAAGCCTGACATACCTTCTAAAACCTGAGCAGGCATACCACGAGCTACTTGAGGCTTAAGGTAATCTTCAAAGATTTCAGCAAGCTTAGGATCAAAAGAATAGCCACGAAGTTGTGGGACTAATTGAGGATTAGTAATAGGTCTGTAATCTGCAGGAGTTACTTCACCTTCTTTACGAGACATAGACTTGAAGATGTCAGAGTTCTTAATCTCTTCCATTGCCTTCATCTGTTCAGCGTAACGCTTTAGCTCACCCAGCTTAACTGTTTGAGCAAAGAAAGGATCAGCATAGGTAACACCATCAACGTTCTTTTCAATGTCACGTTGGTCAGCTACGTCTTTAACTTCCATCCCTTTAAACTCATCACCAGCTTTAAGACGAGACTTAGTAGTACCAATCATTTCAGGTACTTTATCTTTCCATGCAAAGACTGAACCATCGCTATTAACAGAAATAATTTTACCGTTGTGTTCAAAGATGGTACGGCCCTTCATAGCAGAAGGCTTCTTACCGAATGTACCAAAGCCTCCGAAGTCACCGCCTGTTAAGCCATCTACAAAGTTTTTCCACTTACCTTTGTGAGTAGCAAGACGACCTAGGCCATATTCTTCCATGGCATTCTCAGCGTCTTCTGGAGTCATCTTCTTGATCTCAGCGTAGACACGATCAGCTTCTTGTTTTAATGGAGTAAAGAATTTATCGATAACAGCTTCTTGCTTAGGATCAATATCCATGCCTTTAGCTACTTTATCGAGGATAGCATCTTTGTATTCTTTAGTAAGACCAGCTTCTTTAGCAGCTTCAGCGTTCTGACGAAGCACTGTATTCTCTGCATCAGAGAAAGTATCTACTTGGAAGAGACGGTCTTCAATGTCAGATAATTTAGTAGTTACCTTATCAGCAGTCTTAATAGACTCACCGTTCTTAACTTCTTGATATGCAGCCATAAACGCTTTAGCAGCAGTCTCACCGAACTGATCAAGGATTTTCTCTACGTTAGCTTCAAAGTCTTCACCGCCTTTAAGGACACGCTTAGCAGCCTGTACAGCATCTTCAAGAGTAAAGCCTGCTCGCAGGTAAGACCACTCGCCCTTCTCAGCCTGGTTCTTAACCCAAGCTTCTTCAACAGCAGATAACTTAGCAGCCTTAGTCTTAGGACCTTGGGTCTTACGAGACGCATCAGGACGTTCTTGACGTAGTTGTTCTTCAAGAGTATCAAGACTGTCAGCAAGCTTATCACGTTTAACCTGCATGTCTTTGATGTCTTGCTCAGCAGCAGAACGCTTTTGAATCTCAGCATACATCTGGTCCATCTGTTTAGCTTTGTCAATAGCATCTTGTACCCATTGACGATCCATCATCTTCTCAGAGATTTGACGATCAGACAGCTTATCAAACTCAGGCTCAAACTGTTCAACAGTAGCCTTAGCTTTGTTCCATGCTACCTTTTCAGTAGCAGTCATGTCGAAGGCTTTACCTTCAGCTAATTTATCAACAGCAGACTCTAATGAAGTCTTTTCTACTACAGGGATCTCTGTAGGAGGTAAAGGCTTAACTTCACGTAGCTTACCGCCTTCAGTAAGTTCTAAAGCTTTACCAGTAGGAAGCTCACCACCTTTTTCTCCTGTGCCTCTTTCAGTCAAAGGAGTAACACGTTCAGCAGGGGCTACATCTTCAGGACCACCAGCAAAGAGGTCACGTTGAGGACTCTCTGCAGCACGTCTAGCAGCAATCTCTTCAACCGAAGTAGCAAAAGGAATATCTGACTGTTCAGCAGCCAGTAACTTCTTACGTTTAATTTTATCAAGGAGAGCCTGAGACTCATCCATCTTAGCCTGCTCAGCAGCCTTTGCAGCTTCAGCTTTAGTAGCCTCAGCAGC